ATCGACGGCCTTGGCCTTGCGGCGCGCCTCTTGCTCGGTGCGGGGGTTGGCCTCGATCTTGCCGTCGAGCGCGACGAGAACATCGACCCACAGGCTCTGAATCTCGTCGCGGGTCAGCGGCTTCGCGGCGAGCGCGTTCATCGCCTCCGCGTCCGACTTCGCGGCATCGCGGTAGGTCGCGAGCGCCGACTTGATGTCCTCGATGCGCAGCGACAGGCCGGACGTGTGCCGCCAACGGTACGCGGTCTTCGCCGCGCCGAGCGCCATTGTCAGCGTGTTGTTGCAGACTACGCGGATCGAGGTCGGCAGCACCGTGGCCGACATCGTGCCATCGTGCGCGTTCGCGAGCAGGATGAACTGCTGCACGATGTCGCCCTTGCCGCCGATGTCGAGGGTGTCGCCGTGCAGCAGGAAGAATACCCTGCGCCCTCCGAACAGCGAGCCTGCGCTCTCGACGCGCGCCTTGCCCTCCGAGCCGAGGCTCGTGGCGATGTCGGCGAGCGTGGCGTTCTGTAACACGCTGTAGTCCGAGCCGACCGTCGAGAGGATCGAGCGGTCATCGCTGCGGCGCAGGGTCTTGTGGGTCTCGACCACCGCCCGCTCAGCCGTGCCGTCATTGCCGACGAAGCAGGCGGTCAGCGAGGCGCTCTCCTCGACCGTCCACGAAAGTCCGCCGGTAGAAAGCGCCTCGGCCGGGGTCACGGTGTCGGGCAGGACGCGGCCGAGGCCGTGCCATGCGGAGGTGCGAGCGAGGATCAGCGAGTCGTTGGAGTGAATGCCGTGCATTGTCAGGGTTCCTTTCGTGAACCGGGGGGTGTCCCTTCGGCGGAGTTGCGTCGGGCGACAGGGGAAAGATAGCACCAGTATTGTGGTAGGCAAGTCGAATTGGAGAGATTTCAGAAAATTGCTGCGAACGTCCAAAGGATCGCAACAAGCGCGACGGCGGTCAGCGTGCCGCAGATCAGTTCGATGGTAGTCGGTTCTTCGCGGTTCATGGGTTGATCTCCTGTGCGCACACGGCGCAGCGGATAGGCGGAAGTTCGTCGAACGAGAAGAGGGCGGACACCCAGTTGCCCTCCCGATCCTTCAAGGATTCGGGTAGGCCGTTCCGGTCGATGATCGGCCGACCCGCGAGGGTCAGCCTGCCGTCATCGTGCGCGGCGCGCGTGCAGGCCGGGCAATGCACGTCGGCATCGAAGGCGTAGGCGATCACGCGCGGGGTCACGCGCCACCTCCGTTCACCGGCACGAGCGTGATGACCTCGGCGGGCGGATCGCGCTCGTCGAGAATCCGGTGGAAGGTGGCGACGAACTGCGGGGTGTAGCCCGCGAGCGTGAAACTGCCCGACTCCAGCCGCTGGCGCGCCCACGAGTGGAAGCCGGGAGCCTGCTTGGTTCCCATGAACCGCCTGCTCAGGTACTTGTCCACGAGGGTGTGGATGGTGTGTTCGACGCGCGGTTCGCCTGCCTCGGCATGGCATCCAAGAAAGCGCGAGCAGTCCTTGAACTGGTGCAGCAGGCTGACGGCGAGCGCCTCGTTGAGCGCGACGATCAGGATCGGGTACTCGATGCCGGTGATCTGCTCGATCGCGGACAGGGCGGTGTGCGCCTCGGTCGAGGTAGTCCACTTGGCTCCGCAGCGGGCTTGCTCGCGCAGCGCGGATTCGAAGAGGGCGGAGGCGGCGAACAGGCTGGTCGTTTCGATGTCCTTCACGGTCAGGCTCCTTTCAAGAGCGGGGTGTAGCAGAGAGTATGTCACCAGTATTGTGGTGTGCAAGTCGAATGTGCGAGATTCTCAAAGAACGGAAACGGTCGAGCCGTCCGCAAGGGCAACCTTCACGCCGTCACCGTCACGGTGCAGGGTCGCGCCTGCGGCGCGCAGCGCGTTGGTCAGCGCGACGATCTTGGCCTCGCTTGGAAAGCCCAGCAGAGCGCGGCGCGTGGTCTCGGCCGATCCCGACTCCGGGTCGTTGACCGCGAGAATCACGGACTGCGGGTAACTTCGGGGAAGCGCGGCGCGCGCCGAGTCGAGGTCGGCAAACTCGGTCGCTCGGTCGCGGTTGCTCGTCACCGAGTAGTCGGTCGGGTCGCTTGGATTTGCTACCGCGCGAAAGAACAGTCGCGCGAGGGCGGGGTCGGATGAGGTTTGGGGGCAGAGTTCGATGATGAATGGCATGGGTCGGGTTCCGTTTGGGGGTTGGAGCGGGGGCGGTCGCATCGCCCCGTCGATCGGTCACGGGTCAGTCGTTCTCGTCATCGTCGCCGTTCTCGTCATCGTCGCCAATCTGCTCGTCGCAGAGTTCGATGTACTCCCCGATCGCGCGCTCGACCGCGTCACCTTCTCCGCCATCAAGCGCGGCGGAGGCATCCGACTGAGCGTCACTCATCTCAGCGAAGAACACAACGACGTAGGAATTTTTGCCGTTGCGCGCGGCAACATCGGCGAACATTTTGGAAGCGCGTTGAGCGGTCATTAGCATGGCAGGTTCCTTTCTTGAACCGGGGTTGATGCACACGAAGGAAGAATAGCGGTCAGTCTTAGGAAGTCAACACAAATGTGGTGAGATTATGCAAGTTCGTGTTATGGGGCGGTCGCATCGCCCCACGCCACGAAAGGAAGTCAGGCGGTTGCGGGCTGCTCGGCGGCGCTGGTGATATTGGCCTGCTCGGCGCGGTCGAGCCGGTACTTGTACGCGCGCAGGCGGTTCGGGATGACCACCTTGGACACCTTCGCGAGCCACTTCGCCCGGGTCAGGGTCGCGACATTCGTGCGGAGACCGATGTGCGCCTTGATGTCGGCGATGGTGATGTCGGTCGGCGCGAGGCTCGACGCGCTCGCGTAGATGTCGTTGATCAGGGCGGCGCGGCAGTAGAACTCCTCGGCGTTCTCGGCGGTGATCTCGCCGATGTCAACCGACATCGTCGTGAAGGCGATCAGGGTCGTGAGCGGGTTCCACTCGCGCTTGTCACCCTCTCCACGGAAGCAGACGGTTTCGGCGTTCTTGACTCGCGATGCATCGACATTTAGGGACATTGTCAGTTCCTTTCGTGAACTGGGTTGTGAACCCCCCGCACGGGGGGCGAAGCCGCCGCGCGCCCGTCAAGGCGCGGAGCGGGATGGGGTCAGCCGTTGTCATCGCCGCGCTGCGCGGGGGCGATGATCTTGGCCGTCAGGCTCGCCATCTTTGCCTGCGCATCAACCTCTGCCGCGAAGTGGCGCGCGCTGATGGCGACCAGTTCATCGAAGTCGATGCCGTCCGCAGCAGCGGCGTGGCGCAGGTTCGTGAGCAGGTCGGTGACGGCATCCTCGTCGAGGATCGGCTGGCGTTCGGCCTCGGCCTCAGCCAGTTCCATGTAGTCGTACAGTTCCCCGGTCGCGGCGATCACGGCCGCAGTCACCGGGTTCACGATCGACCGCGCAGCCGCGCAGGTCTCGCACTCGTGCTGCCCTTCGCGCAGAGGGAACAGGCCATCGCAGCCCGCGCAGATCGGCTCCTCCTCGCGCCACATCTCCGCGAGCGGGTCGCAGGCATCGTCGCCGCTGTCGGCCGCGTCCGCAGGCTCGGACTCCTCGCCCTCGCCGAGGTTCGCCTCGGCATCGAGACGCGCCTCGATGGCCTCCGCATCCGCGACCGAGGCCGGGTAGTCGAAGCCGTCCTGACGGGGGTCGAACGACAGGGTCAGCCAGTTGCCGTGCGGGTCTGCGATGGTGATGATGTCGGCCGCGCACGTCCAATCGTTCACGCGGTCAGCCCCGAACCCGAGGTCGCGCATCGAGGCGAGAACATGGTCGATGCGCTCTGCCACGGTGTCCTTGCCCGCATCGACCGCCTCGTGCCACGCGAAGGTCGCGGCATCGCGCGTCTCGATGCGGTTGGTGTCGATGTTGAGGTCGGAGCCGTCGAGGTCGCGCGGCTCGGCGACCTGCACGGCGATCTCTTCCACGCGCTGCGCGCCGCCCCAGCCCGTGATGTCCTTTGAGACCTTGCGCGCTTCTTCGAAGGTGTCGAACTGGTGCGCCTTGGTGCGGTCGGGGGTCGCAACGGCGCGGGTCGCTGCGGTGTTGCGGAAGATGTCGCTCGGCGAGACATCGAACGAGAGCGCGTAGCAGGGGGCGGCGGGGTCGAGGGCGATGATGAACTTGGTGATCGCGGGCATGGTCAGTCCTTTCGGGAGTGGGGTGAATCCTGCAACGGCGCAGGCGGGTGGGCTCCCCCGAAGGGGAGCCCACGGCACGCGAGCCGTCAGCCATCGTTGGATTCGTCTTCCTCTTCGGACGGAATGTTTTCCTCGCAAAGACTGAGGTACAACGCCAACGCGCTCTCAACGCAGTTGCCTTCGCCGCCGTCAAGTTCGTCGGCGGCGGTGGACATCGCGTCGTCCACCTCCGCGTAGAAAACCAGCACATACGATTTTTCGCCATCGCGCTTTGCGATGTCGTTGAACAATTTCTTCGCGTCTTTGGCAGTCATCAGCATTGTCAGGCTCCTTTCGGGAGTCGGGCGGTTCCGGCCGCAGCACGGTGCTGGGGGTCGGGAAGCCCTGCGCCCCCCGTCAAGGGGGCGCAGAGGTTGTGGGTCACTTGCGCAGACGAGCGAGCGCGCTCTTCTCGGCCTTGAAACACGCGCTGCGCAGGGCGTACACAACGCGCTCGCTGTGCGGGCGGTCGCCGGTCAGGATGGTGATCAGCCGAGTCTGCGCGATGATGCCAGCGACCATCTCGCGCACCTCGCCGATGCGATGGCTGCCGTGGCTGCCGTAGTGCCACAGGTGGTTGATCTGCGCGTCGATGTGGGCGACCATCACCTTGAGCGCGTTGGCCGTCTCCGGGTACAAGACCGGGACAACATGGCTCACGGGGGTCAAGGTATCGTAGTCGCGAATGGTGATGGTCGTAGCGGGCGAGGTCTGCATGTGTCGGTTCCTTTCGGGAGTGGGTCGAGGTCAGCACCGTGCTGCTCTCGACAAACAACAGTATGCACCACAAATGTGGGGATGCAAACGGTTCATCGGATTTTTGATGAGATTCCCTTGAGCGATTCTTCCACTTTGTCCACAAGTCCCGTAGATTGTGGGTGTTATGGCAAAGCAACTTCCTGCGACTTTTTACTTTGACTTGCTGCCCGAGGGCGTGGAGCCGCCCGCGATGGCTGAGAGGCGCGAGCGGCAAATGGCCGTGTGGCTCGACACGGTCGGCTCGGGCGGATGGCGCGCCGCCTGTGAGGCCGCAGGTGTCGGGGACGCGCAGGTGCATCGGTGGATGCGCATGCACCCCGACTTCGCCGAGAGGCATCGCGCCACGAGCGCGGAGACGGCCACGCGGTTGGAGGGCATCGTGGATGCCATCGCGACAGGCGAGGTTGATGCCACGCCCGCGCAGGTCACGCTGTTGCAGTTCCGCTTGAAGGGTCTGCGCCCCGAGGTCTACCGCGACAGAGCGAGCGTGCAGGTCGATCAGCGCACGACGCTGACGGCCGATGCAGGCGAGGGCGGTCGAGCGCGCCTGCTGCTGGCGGAGTGGCAGTCGTGACGGCGCGGGGAAGGCAACGCACGCGCGCGCAGGACATGGCAACGCACGCAGGCTCGCGCGATGTCGGGCGCACACGCGCGGCTATTCGCGGGGGCGCGCGCAGGCACACCCGGGCAGGCGCGCGCACGCACCCGGGCGCACCCCCCGGCGAGCGCGCGCGTCAGAACCTAGTATCTAATACCCCCCTCCGTTGACACAGTACTGACCCCTAAATCCGGACATCCATGTCTGAAATTGCACGACTTCGGAAGAAGTTCTTGGACGCAACGGTGGACAGCCCATCGACGCAGGCGGACTTTCGTGCCGCGTTTGCGGAGGACATCTGCCTGTGGCTCCGTCTGACGGGGTGGACATACGCCCCGAAGGAGGTGAATCCGGTGTCGGGGCGCGAGGTTCCGAGCGTGAAGCCGAACCGTCCGTTCGTGCTGTGGCCGTGTCAGGAGCGCGCGGTGCAGGAGGTGAACGCGGCGGTGTCGGACGGCCGGGATGTGGTGGTTCGGAAGAGCCGCGACATGGGTGCATCGTGGCTGCTGGCGGCGGTGGCCTCGTGGGGGTGGCTGTTCAAGGGGTGGCAGAGCCTGCTGGTGAGCCGCGTGGAGGACGGCGTGGATCGCCCGGGCGACCCGGACTCGCTGATGTGGAAGGTGGACTACCTATTGCAGAGCCAGCCTCCGTGGCTGTTGCCGGGCGCGGCGGACGAGTTGCTGCGGCGCGGCAGCGACACGCGGCAGCACATGATGCTTCGGAACCCGGTCTCGGGCGCGACGATTGCGGGACAGGCATCGACGGCGCATGTGGGCCGAGGCGGCCGGCGCACGCTGATCCTGTTCGACGAGTTTGCGTCGATGGGGGAGGCGGAGGCGGCGTGGCGGTCGGCGGCGGACGCGAGCGCGTGCCGGATCGCGGTGTGTACCCCCTTGGGGAGCGGGACGCAGTACTCGACGCTGGTGCGGATGGCGCGGACGCAGGGCGATCCGAGGCTGGTGGAGTTGCTGTACACGGAGCATCCGCTGAAGGGGGCGAACGCGGAGACCCGGGTGGATGTGGACGGGCGGGTGACGGGGGTAGCGGGGTCTGAGTTCGTGTGGACACCGTGGCTTGGGGAGCAGTTGAAGCGGCGCGACACGGTGGACATGGCGCAGAATGTGTTTGCGACCGAGGTGGGCAGCGGTTCGAACTTCTTCACGCCGGGGGTGGTGACGGCGCACATGAACGAGAACGCGATGCCGGGCGAGCGTTGCGAGTTGCTGCGCGGCCGGTTCGTGGCGGACCCGAACGGTCGGTGGCGGGTGTGGCGGCACGGGGAGACGGAGCGGGAGTATGTGATGTTCGCCGACCCGTCCTACGGAACGGGGAGCGCGAACGCGGCGGTGTGCGTGATGGACGCGGACAACCGGGAGGTGGTGGCCGAGTTTGCCGACCCGAACTGTCCTCCGCACGACTTGGCGCAGGAGATGGTGGAGGTGGCGATGACGGTGTACCGTGGGCGGCGGCTTCCGCTGGTGGGGTGGGAGGTAAACGGCCCGGGCGCGGCGCTGCACCACGACTTCCAGCGGATCGGGTACTCGTCGGTGTACCGTCAGCGGATGGTGGGAACGACCACGGAGCGTCTGACGGTGAGGATCGGGTGGAACAGCAGCCGGCGCGCGAAGCGGACGCTGCTGGGGGCGTTGTCCCGCGCGATCAGTCAGGGCAATGTGCGGATTCCGGGCGAGGACACCTTGCGCGAGATGTTGGATTATGTGATCCTTGATGACGGGTCGATCGAGGCGGCGAGCGTGCGCGACATGGCGAGCGGCGCGCGCGAGTCGCACGGCGACCGGGTCATCGCGCTTGCGGGCGCGCTGATGCTTTGCGAAGAGGGCGTGAGCGCGGAGGTTCGCGAGGCGGCGTTGCCGAGCGAGGCGCTTGGAGTGATCCTAAAGCATCACGAGGTGTTCCGCTGATGGCAAAAGGGCGATTCAACTTTAGAAAGGCGAACGCAAGCGTTGCGCTTCGGATCAGGGACGTGGAAGGGCAGTTGATGCTGGACTTCTCCGCCGTGTCGAACTCGATGTACCTGATGTTCATCCAAGACCCATTCTGAGAGAACCGACATGCCGACACTTATCCCTGTGAAGGACGCGAACGGGAACACCGTGAACATGGTGTTGAACCCGGGGTACGACTCGCAGGATGACATGATCAAGATGAAGAGCGTGCAGAAGAAGTGGCGCGACTCGTTCACGGTCAACGGGTCTCCTGACGCGACGAAGTGGGTGACGGATGTCGGCACGGGCGGCTCCGCGTCGAACTCAAGCGGCGCGCTGGTGATGGCGAACGGAACGACGAACGGATCGACCACGATGGTCACGAGCGTGGAGACATTCACAATCCCGTTCCGCGTGAGCATCGGCTTGACCCTGAGCCAGCGGATTGCGGGCGGAACCTTTTTCGTCGAGGCGATCAGCGTCGATCCCGTCACGCTTGCTCCCAACGGACAGCACACCCTCGCGTGGGCGTTTGAGGGAACCAGCAACGCAACGCAGGGAATCTACGAGGTGCAGAACGGGGGTCTTGCGCGCCTGCGGTCGGCGCAGTCCGCGATCCCAACCACCGCAGGATCGGGCGTGTACGAACTGGAGGCGTTCGCCGACGAGGCGTGGTTCCACGGCGGCACGCTCGACGCGGCCACGGGACGCGCGAACTCGTACCGCCGCCACCAGCAGATTCCCGACCCGAACGCGGTGTACAAGGTTCGGCTCCGCTGGACGAACAGCAGCGCACCCGCGTCACCGACGAACGCGACGATCCAGTACCTCTCGGTGCAGGACTACGCCGAACTGACAGCCGAGATCACGGCGGGGCGCGGCAACTCGGTCGCTGGCAACGCGATGAATGTCGTGGTTGTCTCGGCCCCGACTACCACCGTGACGGGAACGGTCACGGCGAACGAAGGAACGCCGGTCACGCCCTCCGTCCTGTTCCGCAACAGTACGGGCGACAACAACCTAGTCGCGGCCAAGGGTTCAGCCGGAACGCTCTACGGGTTCAGCGTGAACAACACCAACGGGGCGCTTCGATACCTCAAGTTGTACAACAAGGCGACTGCGCCCGTACTCGCGACCGATGTCCCCGTGCTGGTCATACCGATCCCCGCGAACGGAACCGTGGCGCAGGACTTCAATGTCGGACTACGGTTCGCAACGGGAATCGCGATCGCGATGACCACGGGCGCTGCCGACAACGACACGGGAGCCGTGACGGCTGGTGAACACAAAATCGCGATCTCCTACATCTGAGCAGGCCATGCCGCGCAACTACCGAGACGAGTACCTCAAGCATCAGTCCTCGACTTCCGCGAAGAAGGACAGGGCATCCCGCAACCGCGCGCGACGTGAGGCCGAGCGTTCGGGCCGCGTTCGCAAGGGCGACGGCAAGGACATCGACCACAAGAACGGCGACCCGCGCGACAACCGGAAGTCAAACCTGCGCGTGACGAGCCGATCTTCAAACCGATCGAGGAAGTAACATGCCGCGAAGTCGGTTCAATTTCAGAAAGGCAAACGCGAGCGTTGCGCTCCGGGTTCAACTGTGGACTCCAAAAAGAATCGAATCTGATCTTCTTGCGTGGTACGACGCGACGGACACGCCGACGATTCTTCCTCCGCTTGGTGGACTTCCGGCTGTTTCATACTGGACGGACAAAAGCGGTCTTGGCAACGACCTTGAGCAGACTGTTGGTGCAAATCAACCCCAGTACAACGCGACTGCGATGAACGGAAAGCCGGGGGTTGTGTTCGACGGATCGAACGACACGCTGCGGTCAAATCCGAATGACTATTCAAACTGGCCGCAAAGCCCAAACGGCGAACCCCAGCCGTTCGCCGTGTTCTACATCTGCAAGCCTCCTCCGTATTTGGGATTCCCGACAACCAGTATAAGGCCGTGGAGCGGGTATACGCGAAGCAACGGCGGCACAAACGCAACCTACACGTTTGACTACTGGGTTTACGGTGGTGGATCAAATCCTGTAGGGATCATTGGCGGCGTAGGCGGGCTTGGTGGTTCAATAGAAACATTTGGCGCAGACTACACCGTCTACAGTTCCGCTGGCTTGACAAAAAATCCAAGCGGGTTGTGGCTCAACGGAACCGTATTCAATGGAGCGTTGTTCTGTTTACGCAGGTCATACGGGTCTACTGTGGATTCGCAGGTTGGATTAACAGCAGTAGCAGAACTCAACGGTCTGTGCCTTGGCGCTGACGGAGACAACGGATCGCCGGCTCTTCATTCAGCAACTACATTTGGTGAGTTCATTGTGGTGAGGAACGCGAACGCTGTTACTCAATCGGTGTGGGAAAGGATCGAGGGATACCTTGCGTGGAAGTGGGGAGTGCAAAGCGGTCTTCCATCGGCTCATCCTTTCAAGAACTTTGCTCCGAGGTTGTAGATGACGCAGTCGTGGTACATCTTCCCAACCGAGGCTCTCGCATTGCAGGCGGAGGCGGAGGTGTCTGCGTTGATCGGATGTCCGTTGTCGAACGACGCTCACGAAAGGGCAAAGATGATGCGGTGGGCGTTGCCGCGAGAGACCACGAACGGATCGTGGGCGTTTGAGGTTCCGAGTGAACCCGCGCATCAGATCGGCGCGGTAGTGGTAGACTCGATAGAGTTCAAGCAGCCGATCATGTTTCCAAACACTTTGAGAGAGGGCTAGCGCGATGGCGGCGCTGATACTGTTGACAGGTAACCCCAACAAGCGCGAAACGCGCAGGAGCATGTGATGTACGGAACAAGCAAGAAGTCGGGAAACGCAAGCACCCGCCACGGTAAGGGCGGCGGCATGAATGGTGGCAAGGGCGGCGGCAAAGGCGGAGCAAAGAGCGGGGGTAAGAAGACCAAGATGAAGGGCAAGGGCTGCTGATGCTCGATATGTCGTTCATGGCGATGCGGCGAGAGATCGAGAGCGCGGAAAAGTTCCGTGACGCTCACCTGTCATCGCTGCGGACGATGGTCGAAAAGTACCACGGCCCGGGATATCGCGACGATCGCAACGATCCCGACACCGACGATCCCGAGAACTTCGGCCACGAGTATGTGTCGCTGGTGCTGCCGCGCATCATCCACGACACGCCTAAGTTTCGGGTGAAGTTGGGCGAGCCGATGCTCGACCTGATGCTTGGGAAACGGCTTCAGATCGCCGTGAACCGGTGGGCGCGCATCGTCAAGTTGCGCCGCACGCTGGAGCGTGTCGCGGTGGACATGATCTTCACCTACGGCGTGGCGCTGACGGTGAGCGAGCCGAGGCCGGAGGCGCGGCAGGTTGACGGCAAAGAGCCTTACCTTCCGCGCGTCTACCGCATCTCGCCCGATCGGTTCTTCATCGACCCCGCCGCGACGAGCGTCGAGGACGCGAGGTTCATGGGCCATTGCTACGCGATGGACAAGAACGACCTTCTTGCGATGGCGAAGACCGACGAGAGTTGGGACATCGACGCGATCTTTGCGATCCCTTCGGGAACCGACATTGACAAGGTTCGCGATGATAACGGCCGCGATCTTGAGGATCGCAAGGAGTTCGCGGTCTACGAGATTTGGGTTCCGGAGGCCGACATCGCGGAGGCCGAGATTGCCGACGAACTGGCCGGGCCGGGACTGATCAACGGAACGATCTTCACGATCGTCAAGGGCCGGAACGGTCAGTCCAAGTGGGACGGGTTCATCCGCGCGCCGCGACCGTACTTCGGGCCGAGAAACGGCCCGTACACCGTCTTCGGCGCGTACACCGTCCCCGACGATCCGTACCCGCTGTCGCCGATGATCGCGATCCAATCGCAGAGCCAAGACCTCAACGCGCACCTGATCAGCCTGCGCGCAAGCGCGGCGGCGTACAAGCGGCTGATCATGGTTGATTCGCGGAACAGCAAGTTGGCGCAGGACTTGAAGGACAAGCCGCACGACTTCGTGATCGTCTCTGAGAACCTCGACAAGGAGAAGGTAGTCAACCTTGAGGTCGGCGGCATCACGCAGCAGCAGGTGCAGTATTCGCAGATCGCGCAGGACAGGCTCGACCGGGTGTCGGGCATCCATGACGCGATGCGCGGCAACATCCAAGGCAGCGCGACCGCGACCGAGGTCGCCGTGGCCGAGTCGAGCGCGACGATGCGCATGGCCCACCTCAAGCGCCAGTTCCAAGAGGCGGTGGATGACATCGCCCGATCGGTGTTGTGGTTCATGTGGCACGATGACCGGGTGGCGTTCCCGCTCGGGCGCGAGGGCGCGGAGGCGCTGCTGGAGGCAAACCCCAAGTTCACCGGCGGCGTTCAGATGCCGGGCTGGGAAGACCTTGAGGTCGCGGTCGATGCGTACAGCATGGAGCGCGTGTCCGAGGCGCTCGTGCAGAAGCGCGCGATGGAACTGCTTCAGATCACCACCAGCGTGGCGCAGGGCATGATGACGATGCCGTTCATCAAGTGGCGCGAAATCCTGTCGGTGGTCGGTGACGCGCTCAACATGCCCCACTTGCCCGACATGATCGATCAGAACGCCATGCAGCAGATGGCGCAGGCATCGCAGGCGGCGGCAGTCGGCGGCATGCCGGGGCCGGCCAGCGGCCCACCGACCAACGCAATGGGCGAGCCGAGTCCGATACCCGCAAGCAGCCTAGCCGGCCTCCAAGCCGCCGCGAACAGGGCGATGTGAAATGCTCTACGAGTTCCTCGACCCCAACGGAAATGTTGTCGAAATCGCCATGCGCATGAGTGAAGCGCCGTCGATTGGCAGTATTATCACCCACGATGGGGTAACCCTTACCCGAATTGCCAGCACGTTGCAGGTCGATCCGGGAACGAACCGTCACCAGTATCCCTATGTCAGCACGGCACTTCCGCGCGGACTTCATGGATGCAAGACCAATCGTCAGGGCAAGCCCATCATTATGTCGAAGCGCCATGAACGCGATGTCATGGCGCGGCACGGTTTCGAAAAGGACTGAGATGTCAGAACCCGAAGTACCAGCCAAGCCTGACGATGAGATCGTCAATCCTGTGCAGCAACTCGCTGCGGAAGCCGCCGTTGAGGCGGACAACTCCGAAAGCGAGGACGCTGTCCTCGATCGTCTCCTCGGCATCGACGAGCCTGCGCCGCAGCAGGTCAATCGCACGTCCGAACCGTCTGCTCCAGCGAACGACCCCGACTTCGATCGGGCGCTGAAGGCATTGCAGCGGGACGGCGTTCCGGCCGACATCATCGCGTCCCTCAAGTCCGACCCTTCCAAGGTGAAGGAGTGGGGCTTGAAGGCCGCGAAGAGGCAGGCCGATGTGGACTCGTTCGGAGCGGCAAAGGGCAACGACAAGAAGCCCGATGCTGCGAAGACTGAGAATCCGAAGGCATCCACGCAGTCGGGTGACGGTGAGGCCGATGCCGATCCGCTTTCCGAGTTCGGGGAAATCTTCGGGGACGAGGCCGCAAAGCCTCTCCGCAACCTCGCCGAGCGCCTTGAGAACTCGTTTCAAGAGCGCGCTCGTGCGATGGAGATCAAGTACGAGACGCGGAGCGCATACGACCGTCTCGCGTCGATGTACGGCAGCAAAGCGCCGTCTCTCGACGAGATCACAAATATGGCAGCGACGATCGGGCGCGAGAATCCCGGTCAGTTTGAATCCATCTCGGATATCGTCCAAGAAGCGTTCCGCATGAAGGCAGGCGAGCCAAGGCGCGCCGACCCGAGGAACCTAGCGAAACCGACTGTCGGCAAGCCGCCGGCGCGCACGGTTCGCGAGGTCGATCAGGACGATCGCGCGCTCGACATCTTGCTTGGCGGCGGAACGCGCGACGATGTCCGCAGAGTCCTTTCCCGATAACCAAACGAGGGCAACATGCCTGCAATTTCCACCTTCAACGACTTTATGACCACAACCGGGCCGTCATACCTGACGAGCGCCGATCAAGTCATCAACGAGGCTGTCAAGAACACCTACGCCTTCAGCCGTCTGCTCAAGGGCAAGAGCAAGGAGCAGACGATTCAAGGCGGCACGGAAATCCGCGATGTCATCATGTTCGATGACTCGCGCACCTACGACCACTACCAGCCGAACGACACCTTCGTTTGGCGCAACCCGCAGGTGACCGACTATGTGCGCGCGCCGTGGCGCTTCCACATCGACCACATGTCGTGGACGGACACCGAGGTCGAACTCAACACCGGCGAGACCTCTTCTAGCACCAAGGTCGCCTACAAGCGGCTGAAGCGCATCAAGGAGCAGCGCATGTGGACGAGCATGCTCAACGGGTTCGAAGAAGACCTGTGGGCTGCTCCGTCCATCGCGCAGATGGAGAGCGACAACGGCAAGTTGCCGTACTCGCTTCCGTTCTTCCTCACCGAAGTCGGCCAATTCCTCGGCGGCGCTCTTGGCCTTCGTGGTCAGGCTCCGTACACCGCATCGAGCAACGCCTCGCACACCGTCATGCGCATCTCTCCGTTCACGGAGAACCGCTGGACGAATTTGCTGGAACTGTACGACGCTTCGGATGACCGGTTGACTCCACTCGGCACGAACTGGGGAAACGACCGTGTCGTGACGTTAGACGATTTGACGGTCTACAACCAAAGCGCAGCAGACCGCGTTGGTGTCAGCATCTCAAACCTGTTCAACGCGATGGACTTGATGTTCATGCGTCTCAAGTATGAGGCTCCAAGCACCCGCCAGCAGTACTTTGAGAACGACAACCTCAACCGGCAGATGATCCTCACCAGCCGGCAGGGCGTTCAGATTTACCGCAACGCGCTGCGCCTGAGCAACGACACGCTCGTGTCCTATCAGGACGCTTCGTACAGCAGCCCGGCATATGCCGGCATCGATGTGACTTACTGCTCCGACCTTGACACGGCAGAAATTTTCCCCGCCCATAGCGGCGCGGTGACTCAGAACATCGGTGGATACAACGGCGTGACCGCGACAGCCGGAGCGTTCAACCGGTTCGGTTCGGAATCCGGAGCCAACACGATCGTGAAGGCTCCGCGCTTCTTCTTCGTGAACGGCAACTACCTCACGCCGATTTTCCACAGCCGGCGCTACTTCAAGCAGCACGAGGTCATGCGTCACCCCAACCAGCCGTTCACCTATGTGCAGCCGGTTGACTGCTGGAGCAACCTCTTCTGCAACAGCCGTCAGCGCCACGGCATCGTCGCGCCCATCTTCGCGAAGACCTGATCCACAAACAACTGATCCCCAAGGAGGGACACACACATGATTCCCGGACTCATCACTCCCGCAGGAAACCTCGGCGGCCTCACGCCGCATCAGGTTTGCGTGGCCCCGATCGCAGCGGTGAACCTTGCCGTTGGCGATCTCGTCATGTTCGACCTTTCGGGGTCGAACACCACCTACACCGACCTCACGAAGATCAACGACCTCGATGACAAGAAGAACCCCTTCAATGTCGTGGTTCTGTCGGTCGCCGGCGCGGCTGGAAGTGCTTCGACCACGCAGACCGGAAAGGGTGGCATCTTCGGCGTGGTTCTTGAAGCCGCCACCGCAGGCAATCGCGTCAAGATTTGCGTTGCCGGCCTTTGCCAAGCAAAGGTCACGACTCTCTCGACATCTCCGATCACCGCCGGAGTCACCGTTCTTACGAACGGTGCTGGCGTTCTCGTTTCGACGCTCGGTGTGGCCGCTGTGGCGGCGCAGGGCGCACCGATGGCGATCGGCTTCACCACGGTCACCACGGGTGCGCCCGTGACTGCATCGCTGATGACCGTGCTGATCAACGGCTACCAGTTCGCAACTGGCGGCGCGTGACCTGACACCAACTACCGGCTGGCCGTGGGAAACCACGGCCAGCCGCTTCCATGCTTACCTACGGCGGCCTCAAGCAGCACATTCTCCTCGCGCTCGGCGGCCAACCGTCGATCGTCAGCGGTGTCACGCACAACCAGCGGATCGCCGAGATAGTCAATCAGGCCGGCAACTACCTGTTCACGAAGGCGTGGCGGTTCCGCGAGCGCACCGGCCGTCCGCTGTCGCTCGTCGCAAATCAGAACTGGGCGGCGCTCCCGGGCGATGCCGAGGACATCATCTCGCTCGTCAGCAAGGCCGGACTCGGTTGGCGCGTCGAACTCACGACACCCGAGCAGATCGAACTCTTCCGCAACAGCATGGCTCCGGCGTTGCTCGACAGCGTGTACTACGCCGCGCTGACGCGGCCGTGGGCGCAGGACGGCGTGACACCGGCAACGCCGATCGTCCCCGGCACGGCGTTCCCCGCGCCGCGACTCGACCTGTATCCGACCCCGCAGGCCACCACGACCGATGCCATCATCATCCGCTACCGGGCGGGGTGGACGGCCGTCTCGGGTGAGACGGACGCGGTTACCCCCGACACCTACATCATCCCCGTGCCTCCGTTCGTCGAGTCTCTCTTGATCGCATACTGCCGCGCGTTCGCCGTTGCCTACGAAGACGAGGGTCTCGCCGCGCGCCTGATCGAGATCGACAACGGGCCGGTTTGGAACGCGGCCGCCACCAAGGACGGCATTGCGCAGCGAGACTACGGGAGGCTTCCGCCGGTGCGCGCTGGAGCCTTCGTCGCCGACCCCGTCCGCTACCGAAGAGGCTTTGTGCAATGACCGACGAGAGCAACAGGAGTTCCCGAACCGCACCGCCGCACATGATGCTCGCAGCCATCGTGTCGCTGATCACGATCGTGAGCGCCATACTTGGCGTGGGCTGGAAATTAGGATCGATCGCCACGGGCATCGAGACGCAGATCGTCGAGGTCAAGGGAGAGATGCGGACATTGAACGCCGTCAGCGGAGAGCGGATCAACGGGATCGAGCGCAGGCTGACGGATATCGAGACAAACCTAAGAGGAATCAACAGATGAAACAGATGAAGAAGTCTTGGAAGACCACAACCGCCGGCGTTGCCGCCATCGTTATCGCAATCGCATCGGTCGTGCAGGCTCAGTTTGACGGCGACCCTTCAACAGTTCCGAACTTTGAGATTGCATTGGCTGCGATCATGTCGGGAATTGTTGGTTTGTTTGCCCGTGACAACAACGTCAGCAGCGAAGATGCCGGAGTAAAGGGCTGATGCCGTGTCCGACTTCATCGCGGGAATCCTTGGCGCACTACTCAAGTGGATGCAATGCTTGTTGGAGCGTCCACACATCAGCACGGATGCGACTTCTGATCGCGATGCTCTTGGCCGCGCTGGCAGGAGCATCCGCGATTGGATGCGCCGCGCGGACGATCCTCGTTCCGGAGTCAAGTCCGATCAGGATCGGCCCGGAAACGAAGGGGAGAATCTACGCCCGTGAGGGCGGAGAGTGGGTGTTGGGAACAAACCGCGTCTCCATTCCTGAGGGGTGGTACGCGGTTCCGCCGAGTTTCGTAGAGGAGTGACTGATGACCGCGAAGATTCAAGTCCGCCGCGACACGTCCACCAACTGGGCGGCCGGAACGCCGCCAACTCTTGCCGCAGGCGAGTTCGGACTCGACACCACGCTGAAGCAGATCAAGATCGGCGATGGGTCGAGCAACTGGCCGGCGCTCCCGTGGCTTGGCGGAACGCTGCCGTACTTTGCATCTCCGAATGTCGATATCGACGATCCGTCGATGCGTGTGATGGGTTTGTACCGGTACGCCGGCATCGCGTCGATTACGGGCGGCGTGCTTCCTGCTGCTCCGATCGACATCAAGGCCGCTGACGGTGGCATCAACCTGATGGTGCTTCCATTCGGATCGGTCGTTGTCCAACATCTGTGGACTGACGGTGACGGCACGCAGCCGCAAAAGTCGTACGCGCGAATCTACGACTCGACGCAGACACCGCCTTGGAGACCGTGGACACCGCAGAACCTGTGGGGAGTTGACAACGCCGAAGGTGTCGATGCAAAGGTGCGCGACATCGAGGTGCAGAGGAACGCCACGGTCGATGGCAACGCTACGGTGACGGGCGACGCTACGGTGACGGGCGACGCTACGGTAGTTGACCTACTGTCGGTGACAAACGGCCCATTGCTTGCGGCGGCGTTGCACTCACACGTCATGCGAATGGATGATCTTGCTCGCATGAGCGCAATCAGTATTGCAATCGTTCAGTTTGTTGGCCCGGGGACGCAGAACATCACGTCTCTCGACGGCAACATCACATGGGAGGTTACAAACTTCGATACAGCGTCGAATCAGGTTGCTACCGCCAAGGTTGGAGGGAACCCATTTGGAAATTGGTATGGGTTTGCATTGCAGATTGACAGAACAGGCGGAAACAACCTCTGGAAAAACACAACGGCCATTTCATATTCGTCCGCGTCTTCAGCATGGACTCTTGGGTCGGGAACAGACATCGACGGTGTCATCATCTTTGCGTTGCGTAAGTTCCCATGACCCACATGCCCGTCCAACTTCCGTTCAAGGGCTTCACGGAGCAATCGCAGTTCTCTGCGATCCCTCCGGGCATGACACCGTCCTGCGTCAACATGATGCCTTCGGACATTTGGAACGGGCGCACGCGCATCAGCACGCGCAACGGCACGCAGTTGTACAACCTCGGCAGCGTGCAGTTCATGGGGACTTTTCGCGCGTTCATCGCTGGCGCGCTCGTCGAGAAGATCATCTTCGTCCGCGCCGGAAAGGTCTACTACGCAGACCCACGGAGCAATCTGACGGCGACCGCCACGGAATTTCCCGGTCAAACAACTGCGCCGTTGAACGCGACAGGACTTGTCGAGGGCGTGCAGTTCAACGAGTACTTCTACTTCGTCGATGGCACGCATTATGTCAAGGTTCTTCTGACCGACACCACGACAGGCGTTTCGGTTTGGGGTGCGACAACCGGAAACCACAAAGGGCCGTATCACACCGATCCTTTGTCATCTCCGGCGGGAAACCGCGCAACGCTCATCTGCCGGTGGGGCGCTCGTGTGGTTCTCGCTGGGTATAAGAAGACCCCGACTGTGTGGTTTGCGTGCGCTCCCGACAAGGTTGTCGCCGCCGCCGGAAACGGGTCTGATGATGGCTGGACAGGTACTGACTTCATCGGTGCTGTCTCGGGAATCGGTGGCGCAATCACCGATGTCTATGGAACGCTGGGCGACCCCATCGTCGCGATCTTCCCATTCGCGCAGACCGGCCTGATGTTCGCATGCACGAACTCGTTCTCGTTTCTGACCAGCGATCCCGAGTTCGATCCCAACGCGCAGATTGTCAGCCTGACCAAGTCGATTGGAATCACGGGGCAGCGAGCGTTCTGCCAATCGCAGGAGAAGGGGTCGTTCATCCTTGCGAGCGATGGGCTGTACTTCATCAACGCCAACGACTTCAACTTCAACCGTGCCAATCGCGTGAGCGCAGGACGGCTGGACTCGTTCTTCCTCCGGCTCGACTTCGGAACTCCCGCGATCGGCGGGACAAGTCCGCTCGCAGGCGGAACGCTCCGCGCGATTACCACGGAAGGCGGAAGCGGGGCCGGCGCTGACACAAAGACTCAGACAACCGAAGGCGGACTGACCTCTGAATCAACAGCAAAACCAATTGATGTTGGCGAAGCGGTCTCGTCTCTGTTAGGTGGTATCGATGCCGGAAATGTGTTTCCGTGCTTGTGCTACGACCCCGACCGGGAAGGCGTGTGGATTCTGCTGGCCGTGAACGGCGTGGAGAACGCTAGCCTGCACCTGTTCTACGACCTCAAGACCGATTCGTTTTGGCCGCAGCGGTTCGCAGACCCGAACATCTACGCCCCGACCTCCGCATGCTTTGTCGGCACATCGCGAACCGATTCCGGACGGCTGTTCCTCGGTGGGGCAAAGTCCATCAGCATCATCGACCGCTCGTATCCGATCGGTGTCGATGGGTGGAATGAGGAGATGACCGACGAGGATCAGCGTCGGCAGTTCGTAAGGAGCAGCCTGACCTTCGGCCCGATCATCGGTCAGTTGCCGTACCGCGCGATGCTCAGCGAGGTGCGCATCGACCTTGCCGATGACAAGTACGAGGTTCCGTCGAACTTCACCGACCGGAGCGAAGCCCCGATCGTGTCGGTCTCCACCGGTGACACGGCGCAGAGCGCGCTTGGCGTTCAGACCGACTCCCTGTTCGTGATCAACCTCAATCCGCTTGTGATCGACGGGGGGAACGCCGCAGCCACGGGTTCTGCGCCGCTGTATGACGGGGGAGACCCCGGGGCTACCCCTCCAAGTCCCGACTTCGTCGATGGGCGATTCGCGGCTAGGCCGTTCGGACAGTACACGCAGGCCGATCCATTCGTGGCCGGCATCAACCGCGTGTACAACGGCCCGGGCGATTGGATCATCCGGTGGGATGTCGCCGCCTCGGTGGCTCCGTGCTGGGTGATCGAGCGCGTGATCTCGACAGGGCCGAACGTATACCAAATCGAGTACGAGCAGATCACGCCCGATGAGGGGTCTCCTGACGGCGCGATGATCACCGTTACCCAAGACCCGGTCGCCCCGGACATCCGCGACAACGCTTTGGTGTCGGGAGCGTCATTCCCCGAGGCGAGCGTCACCGAGATTGGATCGCTCGTTCCGGGACGAAACACCGCGAAGAAGTGCCGCATTCGCTCGGAGGCGATCTACATTACCGTTGCCTCGGACGGAAAGCCGTGGTCGGTCGAGCGGATGTCCGTGGTGGTGTCGCAGGTCGGAAAGAGCAGAGGAGGCGTGTAATGGAACCATTGTCAATGGCGCTTCTTGGTGGTGGCCTGCTGGCTGGAGGAGGAATCCTCGGCGGATTCGGCGCTCGATCGAGACGGCGGGCGCTCAATGCCTTGGCACAGCAGGCGAAGAAAGAATACAGGGAACTTTCCACCGAGTATCAGGGCATGTTTGAGCCGATCCTCGACCAATACACGCGAGAACGCACCGCGAACATGGACTTGTACCGGTCGGAGATGCGGCGCGCGGAGCAGTCGTTTTCGCAGTACTTCGATCAGGCAAGGCAGCAGTACGGCGAAGGCATGGATCGCGCGCTTGGCGAGATGCGCATCGGACGCGAGTCGAGCATCGAGGCGACACGGCAGGAGACGCGGCGGCAGCAGGCGGCGGCGACCTCTCGCAACGCATTCACCGGCCTCGGTCAGACCTCTTTCGGATCGCAGCGCGTCGAGGGGATAGGCTCTCGCGGCGCGTTGCAGGAAGGCATGATCCGCGAGCAGTACGCCGGCCAGTTGTCTTCGCTGGAAGCCTCTCGCGCTCAAGGTCTATCGACGCTGTCGGCACAAATGGGTCAAGGCCTGTCTGGAATTCAGCAGTCGATGGCGACGAATCTGTCCAACATCTACCAAACTTACAGCGGCAACATCGCGAACATGCAGCAGGGAGCCTTGACAAACAGGATGAACCTGATCCAGCAGGGCTACAACATCGGGTTCCAAAACCAAGGTCAGGCCGCGAACCTCGCTGGGGCCATGACCAGCGCGTTCGGTTCCGCGATGGGTTCGTTCGGCGGAGCGATGTTCGGCGCTGGTCTTGCTGGCATGATGTCACCTGCTGCTGGCGCGCTTGGTTCTGCCGGGATGGGCGCGGCGACCGCCGGAGGCACATACTCGGGAGTCGGCCCACCGCCATCAAACTACGGAAATCCGGGAAGCCCTCAGTACAACATGAGCGGCGGCGGCACTTGGGCATAACGAAAGGCTGGGCATGGCGAAGCAACGAGAACCATTCTTCACGCAAAACCGGATGCGAGCGATCGGACTCGGAATCGGTCGCGGCTTTCAGTCGCACGATCCGAACAACCCGCTGGCGGCCGGCGGCGCTGCGCTTGA